GAACTGGTCTGTAAGAGATGACTCAGAACTATCATGAGCATCTGTTGTGGGTGTTCCTGAATTAATGTCGATAGATGGAAAATTAAAGGCGTGGAAAGCAAGAGCATCATTAGTTGACGATGTTACACTTGTACCTGTAGAAAGTGCAGGTGTAACTGTAAAATCTCGTGAGCCATCATGAGCCACAACAGTAAATTGTTTTCCAGTAGCAGCGTTATCATCAGCGGTAAAATTACTAACTCCGATAATTGATAATTTTACACCAACAAGCATCCCTTTGGGAACACGAAGTATGTTACTTAACACTGGTAAACTTCCAGTACTCCCACTTGATAATCGAATTACACTGGTTCCAGCCACAGCATCTGTGGACTCATGTTCAAAAGTAAATGAGTCAGCATAGCCGTGTGTAAGAAGAAGACCACTCTCATGACCAAATGAAATTTCAGTTAAATCGCCCTTGTATACTGTGGATGGTGGCATGTCTTTCACCTCATGGGATTAGTTCCGCAAAGATAACTACTTCGATCTGAAAGGTCATCCTAAATAGTACTTTAGTTCTATCAGATAAATCGGTGCGTGTTTTGAACACCATACGGTCGAAGTTTGTGCCGTCCCCCTTACGTTTTAGATGAACGAGACGACGTATTTCGTTTTCCATTAATTTTAGGTGTTCACGACCACGAGTTGTACGGCAATCTACGGTGATGTTGACCCTTGTAGTAACAAAGTCATAGAGTAATTCCGGCGTCTCTTCATTGTGTGCCGTCTCGTAACAAAGGATGTAATCTTGGCGCGACATATCAAGCCTCTTACCTTTCTCAGGAGTGAGTGTAGCAACATCAGCAATCACTGGTTTGATGTTCCCAGTGTTAGCACGATTCCAATCATCAAGCACATTAAGGACAGAGTCAAGTGCTTCCGTAAAAGTTGCTACCATTATTCAGCCCCCCTCATTAGTGCGTCCTTATCAGGGAGTAATAAACCACCACGTAAAATTAGTTTACGCTCTTGAAGTAAAGGAGATTCTACCAACATAATTTTATCCACTCTATCCATGGTTTCTTGGACAGCCTCTTCTGGTATGATGCGACCATTTCTTCTGTACCCTTCATTGGTTTTCATGATGCCATCTAAGGCTAATTCTTGTGCCTCTTTCATTTTTCTAAACTCTCTAGGCAATTGAGTGATAACTTCTTTCAATTCTTTTTGTACGGAATCTTTGGAGTAGTCCGTGACCATGTCACGATATATGTCCTCAAAAAGACCTCTATCCATTATTCAAACACCACTATCTCTATGTAGCGAGATAGAATCTTATCTACTTCTTGTTGAAGAAGTTGGATTTTAGCCGCTATGTCTACGTTCTGTGTGCCTTCTGGAATTAACACACTTCTATCATCAGACATCAATAAGTCAATCGCAACCATCTTAGTTGCTGCCTCTTCGATGGCTTTCTCTAAGTAACGCTCACCATAAATATAAGCACATTTGATAGCGTTATACTCAAAGAAAGGATAAGAGTTGTTGAAGTAAATAATACCCATTTCATGATCGAACCACCAATCTCTCAAACGACCAACATCTCCACTACTACTTCCACCTTGAAGGTCTACTTGGAGGATGTTTTGAGTTATTTGTCCTCCAATATCGCTGAGAGCGCTTCCCACAACGATAACACAACCAGTGAAAGATGTCGCAGTCGTTCCGGTGTACCGAAAGACATCACCACTAGCATCTACACAAACACCAGCCTTAGCAAAGCCACTTGTGGAGTCTACGTTAATTGTAGTTGAATCGAGACTACTAAAAGTCGCAGTATTCAGTTGAGTTTGGTCAAGAGAGATTGTAGAGTCAGTGGTTACAACAGAACAAGTTTCACCAGCCTTAACAGGACGCATACTAGAAACTTTTACTGTTCCAGTACCATAGTCAGCGTTTGCTGTAGCAAGGAATTCATTGTGAACCGCAACATTACTTGTAGAGCCTTCAAGTGTAAAGGCTGGAGCAAAATCTACTGCTGCTTTACTAACTCGGTCTTCTTTGTTAATGAGATCGGCTAGATTTTGTGCAGTGGTAGTTGAGTCAAAATCAGCACGCCATTCAGTTGTAGCCGTTCCAGCAGTAAGAACAGCAGCACTTCCGTTACCCGGCGATATTACAATTGAGCCACTAATTGCTCTAACATCTTCTGGTATTTTGATACGAACTTCTGCACCACATATCTCACGATAATCATCACCCTGCCATAGTTCTATGCGAAGCATTTGTTGTACATTACGGAATAAAAGAGGGGCTGTACCTACATAATCAGTATAATATCTTCTTCTGTATGGTTTGTAAGTATCAAAATGAATGTACTCTGCACTTACAAGATATGGCCTCCAAGCATTGTGTGTCATGTTATCTATCTTATCTTGAACTTCTTTGATACGAGTTTCTACGATAGACTTAGTCATACCTCGTTGACGCCCCACTGCGCCATTAGAGAATGATGCTGTATTCTGAACATATGCATTATCTGCTACTTGATAGTCAGCGTGAGTAAACGAACCAGTGAATGCAAGTTTTACGCCACTCGCTCCACCGTTACTGATTGCAGTGATAGTCTTCTCGATACCAAGAGCGTCAGCATCGCTGTAAATAAGGAGGACATCTCCAACTTCAAATCCTATTGTGCGGTAATCTGCGCCAGTAACAAAGACGCCGTCAGAAACAGAATCAGCAGAGACAAGCACAGCGTCTTGAGGACCAATAGCAAGGAAGTCAGCAACTTTTTGAGCAGTGGTGTAAACAATTGCATCAGGATCGAGAGGCCGCGTTTCAGGCTCGCCGGGACTAAAGACAACTGGCATCTACCTCCCTCCTTCTTCGTAATCAGGAGCATGTTCCGCAGTATAGTAAAGTGGGTCAGGATATTTGGAAAGTGTCTTTCTTTGTGGCTCTTGTGTATACCTTCCATCCCTTCGTTGTATATGTGGAGGTAAAGGACCATGAACTGGAATTGTCTGACGAGTCATAGCGCCTATGAGTTCCTCTGCTCTCAATGCATCAGGGTTTCGGAAAAGTCGATTATCATCAGGATTTACGTTACCGCCGTAAGCATGTGGGGGTGACATACGCTCTGCTCCAGAAGGTGGAATGTATTGTTTCAAGATAGACCATGCCAAATCAAAAGCCCTCATTCTCTTGCCCCCTCATCTCGGTGGCCGAGGTTATATTCCATAGGACGCTTACATGCACCACATGTTTCTCGCCACAGGAAGTGAAGCATACCACAATGCTTGCAACGAGTACCAGAGCCAATATTCAGAATATCAGCAGCCTCACTATTTCGATTACGTTGTTGTTGAGTAATACCCTTGAGAGGATTCTTTTCATCTGTCTCAACTAAATCAGTTAAGTCAAGAGAAACATCAGAACGGATGCCTTGTTTTTGCATTCTCTCTATATCAGCGAGGTCAATCGTTTGCAGATCGAATCCCATACATTCCCCTCACTCTCAACTGGTTGTTACAATAATATAGATATTACCAAGAATGCAATGAGGGTCAGCGGATACGCAAGTGTTACTCGCAATAGCATCACTAATCGCCGTAGCGATTGCAGTTCTTGCTGTGGTATCAGCGAAATCCTTCGGTGGGTAAGGACCAAGAATTGTTACTGACTTTGCCATCTAATCACCGCCCTCAAGAGCGGCGACCAATCACGACGAAAGTACCACCAGCGGTGTCCATACCAACAAAGGGTGGGCTAACAGTGATTGTAGAACCACTAACAGTGAATCTATCATGAAGGCCGGTAGTCACAGCAGCGTAAGATGTACCATTAGCAATATCAACGTCCTGATGCTTAACCAATGCAAGCGCAGAGTTCAATATTACACCGTCAATTGATGCTAATAATCCGCTCAAATCAATACTTGTATCAGTCGCTGCGTACGATCCTGTTACTATCATTCGGTCGCCAAAGTATGTTGGTCTTGGGTCTATTGTTACTGCCATTTAATCACCTATTCTTCTTCTATTGACTCTTCTACGAGTGCTTCTGTCTCTTCCACTCCGTCAGGACTCATAACTGTTGCTACGAGTTCAAGTAGTGTGGACTTTGTTGCATAGCCTTTTGGCTTAATATCATACTTAGCCAACCATGCTGAAATATCTTTACGGGACCATCCCTCATCAGGGATTCCATCATTTCCTATATCGACGGATTCTCCAACTGGTGGTTCGTAACCTTCTATAAGGTAATCAGGACCAAATCGAATGAAATAGCGATCCAACCAAGCAGAAGTTACTTCTCTTGGTTCATTCCTGATAAAATCAGGATGAGTTGAATCTACGTTTCTTGTGGACCAAGATCTCCCTATGTAAGTCACAGTAGGCATTGTTAAACACCTTAAGCGACTATAGCCATAAAGTGTGTTTGACTATTTAGAGTACCTTCTGCTTGCATAGTAATAGTTGCAGTTCCAATACCTGCATCAACAGTCAAAGACTTTCCTGCTACACCTGAGCCTCCAACAACGATTGCTAAGATTTTACTTGCATCTCCACCAACAGTAAATTCATTGTTATCTTCAACTAGGGTGAAAGTTCCCATAATCAATTTCATTCCTGCTGTTGCGTTAGTTGTGTTACTGTTCTTTGCTTGGAATCCAGCAAGAGAGCCGGGGTATGAACTTGCAGCCGCGCCACCGTCTAACCATGAGGTATCGTCCACTGGACTTCCTGCATATAGGTCTAATTCTAATGTAACGGCCATTACGCCACCGCTTCCTGTACTTCTTGTAAATGTTACTGCCATATTTCATCATCTCCTTGTTTTTCTTTCGTCTCCATCAGGCTAGGTCCCTAATACTTGCTTGTGCTCCGAAGAAAGTTGTCCATACTTCACCCATGGTTCGGTATAGACCTTCCTGACCGAGTCTGTTGATTGCGAACGGATCGCCAGTCTCGATACCAGACTCGAAATACTGAGTCGGAATTGCCGTGGAGAAGTACATATAATCAGTGTCTAAGAGATACATACGACTTAGACCGTCTTTTTCTACGTCTTTGGATGGAATAATTGGTACTCCATTGTATGTTGCAACAATGAAACCTGCTTCGATACCGGGTACACCCTTTACACCGTTGTAGGTTGGAGTAACTCTCTTTTCTTCCATGAATCTCTGCTGTGCTTGTAGCAACTGCTGTAGACGCATTAGAGTATCATATCCAGTTAGGATAACCTTTGGATTACCACCACGCTCCCATACTTGCTGGAAGATAGTGTCCAAGTGGTCAAGACTTAGAGTTCTACGACTTCCTGCTGCTGCATCAGCCGCACAGTTAACTTCTGCTGCGGACCATGAGTTAGCACTTCGGTCAATGCTGTAAATGTCTAGGTCTGCCGCAGCATCAACGTGTTCATTACCACCAGTGGTTTTTAGACCAGTAAGACCTGTTCCAGCACCGTCTCCAGCAGTAATTCTGTCAAGTGATTCAAAGTTGTTACCTGCTACTGTAGAAGTATCTACAAGAAGCATCTTGTTGACCATCTCAGCATGGTGTTTACCCATTTCTTCCTTAAGGACAGAGCGGATATCTCCTAAACCATCATCCTTGTCAGCAAGGAAGATAGCAACTTCGCTCATATCGAATGAGTGAGCGATAGTCTTAGGCTTTGCAGCGACGTGCTGGAAGGTAGGCTTTACAGTTTCAGGAAGTGTTCCGTTCTCTGCAATTCCACCATGTAATACACCAGCGTTAGGCTTCTCTGTAATAACTCTCCAACCACTGCGATCCCATGGGCGCTTTGGTAGGATACTGAATGCATTGAATTCTTGGTTCAACTGAGACCAAACTTTGCGACCGTAGATCGCTTGGTAAGTTCCAGCAGTTGTGGATAGCATTGGGGCATCAGCCTTTAGCAACTCACTGCCAGTGTAGGAGTAACCCATTGCATTTCCAGCGCCATAGTAGTAGCGCTCCATATCTGTGACTGTTCGTACGTAGTTTCTTGCCATATTTTTCATCTCCTTATTTTAGTATCTCCACTTATTCGTCCCTAAAGACGCTCCCAGCAAGTTGATGGACTTCTTCCCAAGACATACTTGCTAAATCTGCTGTAGATGGTACTGCTACATCCGAGGACACGGACTTAGCGATTGGTGTACCAGCATCAGTGGAGAGATTGTCAATTCGGTCATTAAGAGCATCAAGAGCCTTCATGACTTCATCAAGAGGACCGCGTGCATCAAAGTTAGCAGCAGCAGCCTTCTGTAGTTCAGCCTGAGTTTCTGATTGGAAGCGCTCTTCAAAGTGCTTCTCTAACTCACTCTTGTAAGCCTGTTCTGCGCGAGCAGCCTTGTATACTTCGTATGCTGCTTCTAATTGAGATGAGTCAACAACATCAGCAGTGATGAAATCACTCTTCTCAACTTTGCCACCGCCACGAGACAATCCTGCTCGTGCAATAGCGTTAGTAGATGGGGAGCCACCTTCTTGTGCTCGACCCTTTACTTGTCCAGCGAAGTAGTTAGCACCGTCTCCGATTGATTCAGGAGTAGAACCAAGGTTTGCTTTTGCTACATCATCGAAATGAGCACGAGCACCATCAGTGTCTATACCATTGGATTTTAGAGTGTTCTCCATCCAGTCAAGGTACTCAGCGGTGATAACATCAGAGTACTCGGACTTTTCTTTATCGTCCTTGTCCTCATCCTTCATCTTTCCTTCCATCTTGTGTTCTCCGCCGTACATTTTCTCTTCGGATTCATCATCTTTAGATTCATCTTTAGATTTCTTTTCTTTCATATGTTCTTTGAGTCCGGGTGGCATTTCACCTTTCTCCATTGAATCAAGTCGGCCTTCTAAGCGTTCAAGAACGCTACTCATTTGTTCCATTACATCGTCGGTCATTTTTTTCACCTGTTTTTCATTTCTTTTGTCTTCTTTTAAGATTCTAAATGTTGCTTCTGGATTAATTCCTTTTTCGCAGATTGTTACTTCATGTAGTTCGAGTTTTGATATTTCTTGGTAACTTCCGTGTGTATTATCGCTTTTGTTTACTCGCTTGAATGCTTGTCCACCTATGCTGAATCCACGAAGATTTCCTTTTCGTACTTCTGCTGCAACCTCCCTCGCTTTTTCTATATCATTTCTTAATTGTACTACTACGAACATTCCGGCGTCATCTACTTCGCTTTTCCACATTCTCCCGTTGCTGTCCGTATAATTTGGAATTACTTCTCCTACTTGTATATTTGAATGCGCTAATTGTACATTTCTAAATTTTGGATCGGTCATGAATTTCTTGAATGCATCTTTCAAAGCCGAACGCGTTATTAAATCTCCTTGTTTGTCTACAAGTTCCACAGAGGCATATCCTGCAACGACGAGGTCAGACCCCGCCTTGAGCAGTTCAATACCAGATTGCTGTGGTTGTCGTAGCACACTATTCCCCCTAAGCCCATGTTCATGTATATGAATAAAACGGTTTAGTCCTCCCGCATCTCAATTTGATTTTCACCAGACTGCTCCAACATTCTTCTTTTCTTACGCGCTTGTGGGTATTCGTTCTCAGGATCTTCTGTAGGGCGCTCCAACATATCCCAATCAGGCATAGATTGTTCACTTCTTAGTTCAGTAGGCCCCCTTGGAGACTCTATTTGTGCCCCAACGTCAATACCAAGACCCTGAGCGCTTACTCGACCAGTCATCTTTTCTTTCTTTATTCGCTCAGTTAAATCAGTGATACGTGATAACATGTCTAACATTTTCTTTTGTTTTTCAGGTTTGAGAATATTGTCATCATCATCTTCTTCAATAACACCAGCAGACTCTTTTTCAGATGCTTCACGATGTTTAGGGTTAGTCATACTACGAACTTTACCCGCTTCTGGTTTTTCAGCGCGATGTTCAAGAACATCCAAATCGAGTCGTTCTAACTTCTTACTAATGAGCACAGAAGCAACATCGTGCCAAATAGGACGCATACTTTCCGCTAACAATATAGGATAATCTGTATTCATTAAAGGAGAAAGCGCACCTTTAGGACTATGTGCCCAATATCCATTTCTTGTTTTCTCCATCTTGTATAGTACATCATCAATTCCATCAAAAGATACTGTGAGCACATCGTCAACTATACTCAAATCATACTTTACTGGTATAATTGGATGAGACTTAGCAAGAAGACCAAGGGACTCTAAACTGGCTGGACTTTCTACATCACTAGCGGCGCGTATAGTATTAGGAGTTACATCATAAATTGTCTTCTCCCCTCTTCTTTTCGCCTTAACTCCTGATACAGATACCCGTACGATGTCCCCTTCTTCAAACGGTTTTGGACTTTTTACAGTGCCAACGTCAAGATACGTAGCCCCTTCATGTTCAACACCTCGATTTCCAAGATCGTCTTCATCCACAGGACCCGCACCAAGACGATAAGTGAAAGGACCCTTACCACGAACATCAAGAATAATGAGTGCTATGTCCTTGTTTTTACGAAGCATAAACCACTTTGGATGACGGCGCTCACCTTTCATGTAAGTTGATTTACCATCCCTTAGCAAAAGTCGAGGGTGCTCTTCCTTTAATCGCTCAACCGCTCCTTCCAGACCACCCTCATCTGTCACAACAGTATCGTCAGGTGCTGGTATGTGTGCAGTTTCGTAACTATCAAACTGTCCACGTAGAACCTTGAGTCTTTCAGGAACTGATAAATCACTAATGTTAGTACCATCATAAGAAAGAATGTCAAAAATATACAGACTCTTGCCACGTTTTATTGCATCTACAACAAAGTCTTTCTCTGTAAGTTTCTTGAGATGTTGCTGCGAAGTACCGCTTACACTTACATCCTCTGCATTAGAATCATATGCTGAAATACTATCTCCGTCCCTTGTAATTATCAACCTCTTACCTTCGGGGTATGCAGAAACAACCCAGTCACCAGTAAATCCACGGAATGCTTCTAAGTCTTTTAGAGAAAAGAGGCGATGCATTGGTAGCAATGGTGGAGGTCGTGCCTCATCTTCTTTCAATAATAGGTCAGGATTTAACATAATAGCCAAATCATCAGTCTTTAGCATTGCATCTTGATGAGCGGTTTGACCCATTTCGTTAACACGATTTTGATTGTTTACAGTAGAAGTAGGTTGCCAATCCGATGAAATGTATGATTCAGCAAGATTTGAAAAACGAGGGTCTTGCCAAATAGCCCTCATTGTTTCATTAGGAATACTATGATAAGTTTCAGGTTGGGTGAAAGTTCCAATTACTGGTTTACCGTTTTCATACTCCCAACCAAATGGTGATTGTCCTTCATAACCAAAATCCATAGCAGAAGATGCGCCATACAAGTCTTGAACAGTATGATATCTGGAAGATGTAGCAGGACCAACTGGAACAGAACCCCATCCAGCAGAAAGTATCTCCTGTCCCTGAGAGACTTGTCCCTCTTCTAAGTCTCCATGACTTACAATAAGATCGTGCATCAAAGATTTAATTCTATTTTTTACACCTTTAATATTAGGATTTGCCGAAGTCCCTCTTTTCCCATTACCAAACACAGTCATGTTTCTTTGCTGCATATCAATTGGCGAAAGGGGTATGTGTGAAAGGTTATTTCTTTCTACTGCTCCTGATTTTTCTCTCATAAGTTTTTGAGTAATATAACGTAAGGGTAGTTCAAATCGCGATTGTAATTCCTTTGCCCTATCCTTAATTCTACCTTTTTGACCGCCTGTAAATTCTTTCAAAGCACCATGATGGTCATCCACGTATTGTCCACCATGAAGCGAATAATCAGGACGAATTAGTTCCCTATTCTCATCACGAATACGCATATCCGGTGGATGAAACTCAACACCAGTTGCTACCGAAGAATTTAGAATATCAGCATTTTTCATGACTCGCACTGGACGGTCAATGCTTTCAATCAAACGCTCTATCATATTGACATGAGGTGCATCATTCGGTAGACCAAGGGATTCTAAAACATCTTCTACATCAGAAGACGGTAATACTTCTTGACCCAATTGTTTCACAGTATTACCTAACAACTGATGAGGATCGAAAACCCCATCATCAGACAATTGACTACTGGTCAAAGCCTGTCCTTTTGTGTGCCGATAAGAGTGAGTAGTAATTCCCTCTTGAGGCGGAAGTATACGAAGCATTCTCCCAGCATCTCTCAGTGCTCTTGAAGTTAAAGCCCAAAAAGCAGCAGGGTTTTCTTGGGGATTTGGAACTTGCTCAGAGGGAATCATATCTATTAAACGACGAGCCATTTCGATGTGCGCGATATTATCTTGGTCATCTTTAGTGTCCATATTTTCTTTGTTTTCAAGACTCATTTGATGTACAGGTTCATCTGAATATGTTTGTTTTTCAGCCTCTAGTAAAAGATTAGTTACACTATCTATTTCTTCTTCTGCGTCTGAAATTTGGTCAACAATTTTTTTATCAACCTCACCCGTTTGCTTCTGTTCTTCTAAACGCTCTTCTAATTCTTGTTTTAGACTAACTGTTTCTTCAAGATGTAAGTGAAGATCGTCATAATTAGTTTCTCCCATGGGTGCGTCAAAACCACCAAACATAGTTTTCTCTGAGAAATCAACCAAGTCCTCACCTTCATCCGGTTTTACTCTACCCTGATATCCAAAGAAATCACGAGGTGCATCTACTATATGTCCAAACGGATGGCGACCAGTTCTTAGTTGAGCCATGGTCAATCTCATGGCTTCTTGAGGGTCATGTGGTGGTCTCATTCTTCCAAAAATAGTGGCGTGTCGTCTAGCGACTCTTGATTTTTGATTGCTTTTAGGTAAGACTGTTCTTGCCGATGAGGTAGATTTTGGATTTGAGCCAAGCCCCGTAGCGCTACTTATTAAATTTGCAAATTTATTTGAATTGCCTTGGAACATCTCTTTCCTTTCTTCTTCACCTTTACCCTTAACGTCCATGGCGGAAGGAGCGGCAAAAGAAGTAGCGTGGTCTGTGTAATTATTTTTTGGGTTAAGCGGAGGTCTAGTCGCTTTTCCTTCCCTAAATCCTCTGGGTGTAGAAACATCAAAACCAGAAATAATTTCTCCGGGTCTTACATCTCTCGGTAATATTTTATCATGAACAAGCGCAGAAAACATTCCATACAAACCCTCAGTCATTGGGTTCACGGTAAATTGTAAAGAGTCCTCCAATTCAGTTCCAATAATAGATTCTTCATCTTCCCCCATTTTTGGTAAAGGTGAGTGTAAGAAATGAATGAGAGAACTAATCGATCTTCCATGTCCTCCGTTGATTTGAAACTCAGTAGCAAAGGGAAAACCAAGACCCATAAGTTCGCCTGTTTCCTTATTTTCAATAAACAAATTACGCTCTCGCTCTGGTAAATCTTCCTTACGTGGTCCGTTAAATCCAGTGCTATGTCTTCGATGAGACCCCCTAATGAGTTTGTGTAATCTAGCCTTATCTCCTTTTTCTTTCGCCATTTCATCAATTAGCATCATTTCATCTGCTGTAATCATAGGTTCATCAGAATGATATAGTTCAGTTGGATCTTTTGCGCCTAGTTCTTCATTTAATCCAACAAGATCGAGCAACTTACTACGAGTTAATTTATGAGGGCCTTCACTTACCTCATTGGTCTCGCTATCGATTACATTATGAGATTCTCTAAGTTCCTCCATTAATGCTTGTTGATAAGACACTCCTTCTCTTTCCATTCGTCTTTGCACTTTTGTTTTGAATCCACGCTTTATATTTGGTATATGAGGTAACTCCTTCACTCTATAATCATCTGCGATAGGCGGTGGGTTGTTTTCATAATCCAAATCCTCCATTCTATCCGCCGTCCAATCGTCCATAGCAGTTTGGAAAGTCTGTTCAGATAGTTGTTCTATTCCAAGATTATTATTCAATTCACCAAGAATAAAATCGTACATCGATGAACCAGAAGAGTGTTTTACATCTTTTAGTGCATCCAAGTATGCTGTCTCATCTGCTGCTTTTTCTGCTTGAGGATGGTCATGAGTGCCCTCTACATGATTGTTTAGATTAGGGCCGTGAAAATTTTGCCCTCTCATATAATGATGAATTTCATGAGCGACTCTTTGTGCATAGTCACGATTTATTCTCCCAATAGATGTTTTGAATCCATCACCAAGATCTATCATTTGTTTATCGCCTTTCCCTGTTCCATGTTGATGTAAATGGTCGGCAACTTTTGCTCTTTCAAGAGGCGTAAGCCATTCCATTCCGTGTCTATAGCCGTTGTAATTCAAACGCTTTCTTAATTGGTAAGATACAGAAGCAGGTTTATCCTCCCCCCATGTTTCTGGATTAGCATAAATATCATCAGATTCTTCTCCATCTGTATTTACAGTGTAAGGCTCATCATGAGCATCATCACTAAGCCAATCATCAGCACGAGCCTCAAAGTGTCTTTTTTGTAATTCAAACTCGTCTCGTGGTGGAGGTAAAGATGATTTTATTTCACTTACTAATTCCTGATTTTCAGCCTTCCATCTCTCAAAATCTCTTATGTAAAGTGTATGAGAATGAACGTCATTGTGAGGTCCTAAATGACTGTGTCTTGTGTCGGATGAAGATATATTTCTTTCAGTAGCCTCTGTGTTTACAAGTTGGTCAAGAGCCTGTGCTTGATTTATATTTTTATCTTTATCCATAATCCCTTGAATTTCAAATTGTAATCTAAGAGCGTTTTGTGAAGGCTCTCCACTTTCATCTCTTTCACTTAACATCGCACTAAATTCATCTTTTATTTCCTTGAGTTCATTTTTTGAAGGTTTGAATCCAGTTCCTATGACAATTGGATTCCTTTCCGCTTTGTCATATTTATCCTGTGCTCTTTCTACTATTTCATGCAGTTGAGATTGACTCATTCCACCCGGCGTACTAGGTAAGTAAAAACTTCTCAATGCCTCTACCCAATAAGGACGACCAGTTACAGAATTCATTCTCTTCATTGCATGATGCATATTGTCATGTGGGTGATGCACTGGGTAGTAACCATCAGGCCCCGGAGGACCTAACTCAATCTCTTCTGAAAACATATCTAAGGCAGAGGGAAGATCTCTAATTCTACCACGCCAAGGATGGTCTAAATCATGCATTATCTCACTTTGTCTGTTTAGTGAAGATAATTTATCTACATTTTTAGTGATGATATCAGACATTCCTTGTGTCCATTCGCCTCTAAGAATCATGTCACAAACATTGTCTTCCCATGACTTTACGAAGTCATCTTCGCCTTGACGATGAAGATTTAAGGAAGAGAAAAAATGGTCAGCAACAGCATTATCATAATCCAATCCGTCAACAACTGACTTCAACAAATTATGCCGAGTACGAAGGTATTCGTCAAATGCGTCTGCTTCCACACGACCTCACCCTCATTGGTCCATCATGTCACGCATTTTACTAAGAATTCCATCAACTACTTGGCGGTCAACACCATTTCCATCATGAGGATTTAACTGTCCTGACAATTTATCAAAAGACACAGATTCAGATCTTGAGCCTTTGTTTGCAACGTCATCTCCGCCGTATAGATACTGATTGGTTGTGTAATAGGCACTGCGTGTTTGTCCACCGCTCTCAGCCATGAACATAACTCCACCGGGGTTGGAATCGTATGATGTTGTGAAACCCGGTTGTGCTCCTGCTTCGGACTTCTCTACATCCATCTTTCCACCGCATCCCATCTTCATGCAACCCATTTTGTTCATGGCTTCACCACACTCAGGACACTTCTTACTACCTTTTTGTAAACCATCCATTAGAATGACATCACCATGAGGGGATATTTTGACATTGTCCATTTTATCAATAATTTTCTTACATTCGGCTTTTGATACACCACATTCTTTAGCACACTCTTCAAGGCTGGCAGCGCCACCTTTCTTTTTGAGACAAGAGATAATTTTCTGCTCGTGACCCTCACCTTTTTCGACTTTACCATGAACCTTATCGCATTGTGCCTTTTCTTTTGCTGAACATTCTGAGTATTTCTTACCAAAGTTCTTCATGCAGTATTTGTCCTTTTCAGCCATACTAGCCTTCGTTTTCATGTCCTTTGCGCCCTTACCATCAGCGGCAAAAGCAGGGACTTTCTTCCCCTCATGCTCAACCATCTCTAACTTCTCAGCCTTCTCAAGAAGTCGTTGTGCTTTTTGAAGTAAGTTAATCGCATCTTTACCTACTGGGGATGGTATTGGTTTCATTGTTACACCTCTGTATTTTTCGCTTGGTCTGCCATCTCATGAATTTCTTCCCAACTCATAAGATGAATTTCTTCATTAGTAAAAGTGTCATTTGCTTTGAGAAGTGTACCTTCATCAGATCGAAAAGCATCGGTTTGAACATCTTCACTTAATGGAGTCATAGTAGCAACAAAACCAGCCTTACGAAGAAGGGACGTTGGGTCGTTGATAATACGATGCAATCTTTGGTTTTCATTTTTTAGAATTTGGAGGTCATGGTCCATAGATTCCATTTTTGTGACGAGAGTAGACATCAAGCGCTCAGTAGGGCTTTCAATAACCTCGTCACTCATGATATTCACTCTCCACCGGGCACAAAGTTTCCAAATGTTCCACGATGGACGCGCATTGGACCACCTGTTCTTGCTGGAATAATTGAGCCGGGTAGAACGCTATCTCTTTGTGAGACATCAAACTTTTCACCAGTCTCGTTCATCTTGTGGATAGGTACTCCTGCTACGAAACTATTCTCAACTTCACGTTCACTCTTTACAATCTCAAGATGAATGTCATCTGAAAGGTATCCTGCGAATTTTTGAATCTCATTAAGATGTGCTTTTGCTACTTCCGCATCACCATTTTCTAGTGCTTTGGTAAAGGCTTCTGTATGCACACCCAACTTTCTAGCCATTGGGTTCATTTTGCGTAGGTCCATGGTTATCCCTGCCTCTCGTACCATAGTCTTGTTAAAAGAGGTTACGCACCTCGCGGCCTTCTAGCATTTTGTAATGCGTTAGTATTTGTTTCTTGTATAGAAGGAGCAGGGCCACGTTGTTGAACACTTGTGACTGGAGATCCTGCGCCGGGTGAGCCACGTTGTTGAGGTCTTGCTGGACTACGAGGTGTTCTCATGCCCATGCCTTCACCACCGGGTTGTGAAGGTGGGACTGGCATACCCCCGCCCGGAGGCATACCCGGAGGCATACTTCCCCTCATTTGCATAGCGCCGGGAGGCATACCACCCATAGGCATACCCGGAGGCATACCGCCACCCGGAGGCATACCTTGCTGACCCTCTTCTTGCTTTCGATAAACGAACCGAATGTCCCTATCCCCTTCTTCAAGTAATTCAGGTTGATAACCGAGCATAGACATACGTTGTGCAAGGTTAACTTCCATTTCATCACGTCGAAGACGAGTAATTTCATCTTCCTCTTCATTTGGATATAGAGTTATTTTCCAATCGGTAATGTTCATTTCTTTCAGCAAAAGTGGGAACAAAGTTTCAGTGTAAACTTTCTGTCCAAACTCAACCGCTCGATTTGTAACAAGAATCTGTAGACCCTCATTATTTAGCCCACCCGATTTACCGTTATCAATCATGAAGATTGAAGATACACCATAGAAAGCAGCAATGCGGTTTCTTATTTCATCACGTACAGCGATATATTGCATTTCTTCTAATGTATCCATGAACTTAACCCAGTTTACACCACCACGACCACTTTGTGACTCAATACCGACCTTTGGAATGTAATGAGGATCTCTCTCCATCTTTTCATCCACAGACTTCCAAAAGGACTTCATGGATTCAAGGTTATCAGTAGTTACAGAAACTATACCCTTCGGAATACGACGTTTTTGGTACGCAGTATAAATATAATTATCCATCGCCGTAAGAGTCATGGCTTGTCGCCACATCGTGTTTACAGGGGATGTACCATACAACTTAGATGGGTTATACTTACTTATGTGAATAACTTCACCCTTGGTATAATACTGATTCTTTCCTGAACCAGACATATTCACGTAATGTGCATCTACCAAACGAGAGCCACATACTGTACACGCAGGTTCTTGACCCGGATATGCTACTTGGTCACGATGAATCTTACAAATCTTGTAACGACCACCACGAACACCACGCTTGTCAGCGATAATTCGCATAAAGATAGGGTCGCCTCTGATTACTTGTTTCACACGATAAAATTGTATGTCACCAGATTCAGGGTCAACATAGTACTCCTTTATGAGAATTAAAAACGCATCATCTACAATGTTCAAGTCACGCTCGATTTCATAGAGAACTTGGAGGAATGTTTGCTCCATGGCGTTCCTCTCTTCAAGAAGCCAACGTCCATAGATAATTTGCTCAGAATCAGGATCGCGAACTTCACCACCACATGTCTTACACATGTCTACATCGTGTTGAAACTCTTCACCACAATCCATACACTTCTTCCTAAACTTCTTTTCCCAGTAGTACCCACGTCTAAATACTTCTTGAATTAATTTAGAAATTACTGTTCGTAAAATTAAATTTTCATTAGATACCGCATACAAAGCAGGTAAAGTAATACCCTGTGCTAGAACAGGTTCCTGAATACCTGTGGTATACAGAGGCATTTGTGGTTCAGGTGTAGTTCTTCTTCTAAACGGACTAGCGAGAGCCGAAAGAAATCGGGAAACAGGACTTTGATTATCTTCTGCCATCATAGACCCTCCGCGTATTTACCAATTGTATCCATATCTATACCCCATCCTTGTAAAAGTTCTTGAGTCTTCTTGGTATTATCCTTCCAATTTTCATATCGGACAAGGCGCTTCATCTCTTCTTTTCTTTGTATATCTTTTTCATCAATGAATGCCAAAACCGCCTTGGCTTGGACATCTTTCATACGTATGTGAGGTAGCACCCCCGTTAGGAGTTTGCGGATGTCCGCTTTTGAATAAAATTGCAAACGGTGTTGACTTCGTTGAGAATCTTTGTACACTTTATTGTCTAATTGTAATACTCCACATTCTAAAGTCTTATGAAGATTTTCACAATGCAGACGGCCCCTATCTCCAGTAGCGATAAAACCAGCCCTCGGCTCCCCTCTCTCGGTAATCGTAATATATCCATCAGCGTCAAGGAACCCAGCACTGTAAGCCCATGGATCTTTAAGAACAAGTCCTTGAGAGTCGAGGACAACATAAGTACCGCGTGAAGCACCTTTGATGATGTCCACTTCTTCTCCATATAGATTTAGTAAGGAAGATAATTTTTTGTCTGTAAATGACTTCTTCATTAATCCAGCGTCATGTAGATTTCTTCTAATATCAGTTGAACGCATGGGGCCTTTTTCAAGAAGTTGCTCTGCCGCAAATCGTAGATAATCTTGATCGGATTTACTTAGTGCGTCGATTTGATGTAATGTGTTTTTCCACATCTTTCTCGCATCACTTCTAGTACTCATAGCACTAGCCCATGCTCGTTGCTCTTCTTCTCCCCAAACATCTTCAAACTCATCAAGCATTTTTAGAGCAGCATCTGCCTCATTCCAAAGATTACAAGCCTGTTGAAGAGATACAGATCGACTCTCCCCAAACTTACGTAGACTTTTGAGACTTCTATCACTTAACCCCAGTTGCTTCATGACATCTGCATATTTAGGACCCCAAGAAAGACTCATGATTGTTGCCTCAGTTTCAAGTGCCTTTATCATCCGTATATCATCTATAAAAGCATCAATATCACTTCTATCATCTTTCATGGAACGGCGCATTTTACGAAGGCGCTTTACAAGTTCATCTGCTCCGCAACCCATGCGAGACTCAAACCATCCATCTCCGTTGTTGAATAATTGCTTCAACATAGGATGTGATTTAACCACCTGTTGTGTGGGTAACTCTGAGGCTTGCTCAATAAGCGCTGACCCCCACATACTTTGACCTCACGAGTGACCTCTACTTAACGCCTACCATTTTCTTCATTGATTTAGTCTTCTTTTTTTGTTGCTCAATAAATCTACGATAGATATTAGCCTCAGTGGTTTTACCCATTTCTCTCGCCCTTTGTTCCATGGCAATAGCAGCCTGTGTCTTATGAGCATGACTACGACCGCTGTTTTTTATTTTTACAAGAGATTGTCTTGCTTTTGCAGGGTTTTTGAATCCTAAGTTATGTATAGTGCCTTTTGGATTTTCGTCCGTGTATAAATCGGAGTGCTTTTTTGAACTAGCAGGTTGTCCTTTCTTACGAGGTATACGGGGACCTTTTTCCACTGCCATTTTTACATTCGTGGGTTTTCCACCAACACCTTGTCTTTTGGAGCGTTTACGCTTGGTTGCAGCACGTTTTTCACCTTCGGTCATTTGACCTGCTGTCTTTGGAGTTTTACTTGAAACCTTTACACTTGGTCTACATTTCGGATAGCCTTTACTTCCCTTCTTCGCTTTGGAACGACCACAAGGTGGATGCTTACCTGTCTTTGGGTCTTTACGACTAACGTCCACCCACTTTTCTTTGAACCATCGGTTCAAATTTTTACGGACGAGAACATCACTCATTTTTTCCCCATCCATGCATCACAAACATGATCGGCACGACAATTAAAATCATACCACTCACAATATCCAGTCATAGGGTCATCAGTTGCTGACGAATCCCATGCTTTACAATTACCACACTTTTCTGACCCTGTAGCCTTGCGATAATTTGGTGCGTCTTTTTTGGCTTTTATTACGGTCCATGCCGCTTCAAGAGCATCCATTTTATGGACTTCTCTTTGCGATGCACCATAATATATACACTGACCTGCATTATGAGAATGATGGGTTGCGCCACATCTTTCAGTGGGGTTATCTACACCACATACAGAACATGGAACATTGCCCCTCTCAAAACCCATCATTTCTTTTTCTTCCCCTTCTTTCTAAACTTACCACGGCAGTATTGTACAGCCCAACCATTCGCATAAGCAGAAGGGTAAACTTTGAATTTTCTTTTAGCAGCAGCCTTTCCTTCTGGACATAATTTCTTTTCTAACGAATCCCAAGCCAATGTCATGGGTCCACAATGTTCACAATCACAATTCAACAGTTCCACCTCTTTAGCGCTGCACCCTTGGGGGTCAATTTACCTTTCTTTGATGTTGGTCCTTTCATACCACCCATACGAGCACAGAATGATTTACGACGTTTGGCTTTCTTAGAGCCGGGTTTGAGTTTACTTGGTTTGGTGGTTACAGGAGGTTTCAAGTTAGCACCTGTCTCACGCTTGAACTTAGCACGTCCTTTTGCACTTAATCCACCTTTCCTATGATGGCGCTTTGGATTGTATCCATGAAATGGCTTGGACTTCTTTTTTGCTTTCATAACAGCCCAAGCAAGTTCACTGGGACTACAACAGTCACAGAAATCAACAGGCTCTCCTTTGATAATTGCCTCTATCGCTTCTTCATAGTCTGATTTCTTTTTTGTATCAGGATCGGCTTCTCGCTCAGGTTTCTTACCTCCCGGTTTACCAAGAGAGATAACAACAACCATGCCGTGTTTTTTACCACCTAACTTCTTTTCCTTCATGGTATCATCCACCCATCACTTTTTCGTGGTTTCCCACTTAACCAATTATCAAATCCGGGAAGATAATCGTCTAACATCATTATTGACCCCTTGAATTCTTTAGTTCCCCAGTTGGCGAGAGCGAGGGCCATTGCTAAGTCGTCGTGAGTACCCACACTTTCAAGTCTTCCATTCTTTTGCATTCCAAAACGATTCAATTCTTCTTCTAATTTGTGAGTAAAAGCCTTACTTCTTTCGTCTCCGTATGGCGTTTTTATTTGTCCTTGTTCAAAAGCGAGAAGCAAAGACATGAATAAACTCTCTTTACGTGTGCGCGTGGTCATGAACGTGCGTATAGGAATATCATCTCTAATCTCTTGTAACTCCATAGCAAACATTCGCTGGAAGTTGTTACCCTCAAGTTCAATGAGGTCAGGTTGGAACTTGTTATTGAGAATAATAATCTGACGTTTCTGTGCCATAGAAGACATACCTCTCTCATGCACAACACTTACGATTTGTTTCTCATTCTCTCCCGGTGGTATACGTAATGTGACCATCGCTGTAAAGTCAGCATTTTTATCTGATGCGATTGCTGTATCCCAACCGATGAAGTGTTGCCCAAAGATTCCAATTTCTTCTCCGTCTTCATTGAATTCATTTTCTGCTCGTTCCAACAAAACAAGATTAGGGTCACGGGCTTTTTCAAGAATATCCGAAGGGAACATACTCGCTACGTCGTGAATTGGTTCACACAAATATTCACGAGTGAACTGTATCGCTGGCATGGCTCTTCTTCTTTCTTCTAACGCTTCTAAATCCCAACGCTCAGGCCAAAGAGCAACACCCTCGGCGTTAATCGCGGGATATGTTTCGACCACAAACGCATCTTTCTGTTCCAATTCTGCATACAAATCGTTGTACGAGAAAGGTGTACCGACCATCATTAGACGAGCAGTATGGTGGAGAACAGGGAGCAGTACACCATAGAACCAGTCAGCAGCACGCTGTAACTCTCCACCAGTTGTACCCCACAAAATATCATCACATACAACCACGTCAGGATGGAAACCACGAGTTGCTCCACCAACCGACTTAGCCATGATACGACTTCCGTTGGTAAACTCAAAGTAAGATTTCGCCCATGGTTTTCCTGTCGGACGTAAGTGACGAAGGCATGGGGTTGAATCTATACAGTTACGAATGAAACGCATATGTTCTAGTGTCTGTTCAAGAGAGTGAGAGAAAACCATGATGTGAGTGCCGGGCTTGAATGCACCAATCCACAATGCATATGCCATGAACAATGTGGATTTGCCATGGTCACGAGATGCCTTTACGCAATAATAACGATGATTCGTTAGACCATCATCCCATAGTTGATGATGATGAGAATAATGGAATCCCAAAATTGACTCAAAAAAGAAACGGAACGATCTAGAAGCCATCTTACCATCCATCTCGATGATAAGTTGCTTGGTCTGTTCATTATCATCGGACACCAACGAAAGACCTCCTGTTGCCTTTATTCATTTTATTATAACTATCGTATATTTTATCAAAATCATCTCGAACAGTATTCATTCTATCATATTCTTCAAGTGCTGATTGAAACTTCTCTTGGTTTTCTTCATCAATAGAAGATTGCCCTGTCATACTATCTCTATCACTATTCATTTCACCAAGTTCAGTTCCAGTCATATCTGCATATGTTTTCTCTGAAAGGGGTGTAGGAGGTGCTCCGGGTAGTTTTGTTTGAACAGTTGGTTCTGCCACAGTAGGTTTAGCAATCGTGGGGGCTGTGAAACTGGCCTGTGAATCAGCAGGTGTAAATTTACTTTCACCTTCCTGATAAGCAAATGGTGTCTCATCCGCCGAAGATATGGAGGTCGGAGGAAGAGAGGTTTCCCCGACGGATGGACTTATTTTTGCAGCACCTCGCATTCCGAGGCTTTGTAGAAATGGACTAGCATAACGATATGTGGAATAGCCTTGAGCACCCGCGCCACCGAGAGCAGAGAATAGGTCAGTCCCTGATTCATTTGCTCGTTGAAGCGCCATTAAGCCACTAAGACCAGCAAGCGCACCAGCCCCTATTCTACCAGCACGCGCACCAAGACCAGTTCTTCGTAATGCTTCTTCAAATGCAGCCTGTGTGTTTCCACCACTTTGTGCCATTTCACGAGCAAGAACTTCTTGTGCTGACTGTTTGGCTGCTTCTCTTGTAGCCCTGCGCTCAAGGAAACCCTCTAATTCTTCAGACGACATTCTTGCTAATTCTTTCGGGTCATGCCCCATTGCTCTAATTTGTCTTTGACTTTCAGCAGCAGTAACATCGCTAAACGGTGTGTCCTCACGAATATCATACTGACTTCGATATTGTGCTCCTTGAGGGGCGAGAAGAGTTCTACCACCTATTGGGTCACGGGTTCTATCGGGGAAATCAACAAACAAAAGCGGATTCATACTACCCATGGGATTTTGCGCCCCAGAGGCCATTTGCATTGCAATAGGTGTTGTCTCTGCCTGTTTTAACACGAGTACAGGTTTCATTAGATTCCCCCCATACTTACTTTGACTACTTTAATTACATCAAGAGGCACGTTGAGTTGCTTAGAAACTCTACCCCAATCTCCAGTGCTGTGAGCAATGGTTCTAACATCAAGAGATGTAAGACCTAATTTCTTTGCAATAACATTTACACCGTTGTCATCATTGATATGTACACTTCTTACTGGAATATGCTTGATTATCGAAGTATCCATACGTGCCTCGTCTTTTTGCATTTCTTCCATTGCCTTCATCAAACGATCGCCGATTGGTAATGACTCATCTAAACTACGAAGATACTGCGAAAGCAATTGTTGGCGCGGGTCTCCAAACGTCTGTTGGAATTGCTGTTCCTGTGGTGTAAGAGTAGGACCAGTGCCAGCAGGAATGGGAACGCCCATTCGTCCCATGACCTCACGTAACTCAGGAGTTCCAAGTTGTCCTATTTGTGCTCTTTCTTGCATTAAACCTTCACTTTGAGGTGTAAACGGTCGTTGCACAGCAACTTTACCTTGACGTGGAGTCTGTGTTTGAAGAGCAGGTGACTCAGGTGGTTGTACAGCAGGAGCGCCTTCTTCACGAATAGGCTCTCCACTTCCCTTCATTCTTGTTGGGAGCATATGTTCATCAGTATGATGGAACATGTGAGAAGGAAGGTTGTGAACTGGTGTTTCTGAATATCCAGCGACGTTTCGTGAATACAAAGGTTGAGTGGGAATATCTTCGGGTAATGTTCGTTGAACCTGATGTCCAAAACCACCGGCTATTAAATCAGCAAGACCTTGTAGAGCAGTGCGTCGATACTCTAAATTTTCATCTCCCGATTCAGGATTAAGACGGAAATCTGCTGGATTTTCAAGAATAGCATTACGAATATTAGCAATACCGTCTTCATCAATACCACCAAGCATCAACTTAGTCATCAATTTAGCCGCATTTGCATGAGAGTGTTCGTGTAATTTAGTACCATCAGGTAACACAACATGTGGGCCATGAGTTACGTGTTTACTCATTTGTGCGTAATCCAGTCCTTCTTCGGGAGACCCATATTCATCCATTAGATATTGATACAAATCCGCGCCAGCAGAGTTCTTGGCATCAATTCTTCCAAACATAAAGGTAAACGCAGGAGTTGCCGCTAATTCACTAACCATATTGTGAAGTAATTCAGGACTTGAAAGAACTTGTTTAAGACTCATCATAGAATAATTCCCAGAAGCAGTGCCTTGTTGTTGTTCTTGAGTAAGGGTTGTATTGATTGGTACTTGAATATCAGGAATCTTATCAGGATCGAAACGGCTAAACGCTTCTAACATATGTTGTTTAGCCAACTCTATTGCCCTAGAAGGAGGGCGACCCTTTCCCATTTTTTTGTAAAAGAATGCATTAGGTAAATGATGGAGCATTTCCCAAGAATAAACATCTTTCACGGATGCTTCCATTTGAGCACCTTCGGGGAAAGAGCCTTCATGCGCTCTCGCTGTTGTACCACCCGGACCAACCCCTTCACCGAATTGCTCTCCCTTAAAACGATAAAGAGAGGGATGAAGGAGATTATTTTTTTTACCGGGAGCCATGTAAGGATATTGTACCCACTCTGGTGCGCTTGCTGGAAGATATCCGTTTAATTTTAAAGCGTCTGCTAGAACTTCACCCAACTCTTTGTGAAAATGATTTGCATAGGATTCAATATGAAGACCGGCGGGACTATTCTCAAACCCCGTGTTTGTAAATAGAGTTACTTGCCTTCCATCTTTGGTTTTTGTTTGGTTTGCATAATTTTTATGATAAGGAGCAGCAACTAATTTTCTCCACTCTACGCTATCCACATTTGGTAATTGATGTCTAGGATCTAAATCTTCACGAGCATTGAATTTGTCAATTGCTTGTTGCACACGCGCCTTCGCTCCTGTTTTAGGGTCCTTAGCCTCAGCCTCGGAAAGACCTAATTTTTTCATAAGTTCTCCTACGCCTTTGATAATTGCATCTATTCCATGATGATGTAGGTACTCTTTACCGTCAAATTGATGGACAAATTCAGTATGCCCGTAATCCCCTTCTCTTCGAGTCATGTTGAGTAATTCACCAACACCATTGTGTCCCTCAGCCTCTGATTTTGGATGAGGTTTCGCTGAACCCATGTGTGCAAATGCAGGTGCGTCAGGCTCATTTGGGTCGGCGTTAAATGCTTCAGGAGGTGGAGCGCGAAGAAGATGTCCTGAACCTTGACCCGGTAAATGTGCGTAAACTCCATCGCCCTTTCTTATGATGCCATGTCCTTTTCTTAAGATAAATTGAGGACGTGGGCGAACGTAAGGAAAAGCGATTATCATGACTTATTGCTCCCACGAGCGTTGATGACTTGCGCTGGGTCAGCCCCATACATTTTAGCCTCTGCTTCCTCGTTTTCTGTCCCCCCTTGTGGAGTGCTCGTTTGAGCATGAGAATTGGATGGATGGTTGGGGAGATTAGAGGCAGCGCCCGAAGTATCAGGGGTTCCCATTCCCTTTCGCTTTCTATCTTTATCACGAGTTTCACGAAGTGCTTCACGTAATTCACGCACTAGAATACGGAGATATCCAGCATCACTTGCAGATTTTAGAACATCTGATTGAGTTATTTCATCTTCACTCATTGTCACCATGCCCGGCATCTTAGGTTTGCGAAGACGAGGCATTTTCATCTTAGGTGGCACTATGCTTGGAGCACGAACTGGATGAAGACGAGGTCGAGGTACACGGGGCATACCAGATTTAGCACGCCTTGATGGGCGTCCAAAACGACGATGTTCAGCATAAGGAGTGCGAACATTCCCAACACGCTTTTGAGCCTCTTGGGTAGCCATGTAGTCACGATATTGTTGAGGATCTTTGGACATTGGTTGCTTGGATGCGACACCACGGTGAGACATCTCAACAGCAAGATCTGCTAAGTTTAATCCAGTGTGTCTCCCAACGGGGAGATTTCGACTAATGATTTTAGCACGAGCAGGAGTTGCTGGCCTACCACCGAATCCACCCCTTGGTCGCTCAAATGCACCTGTAGATGGTCGAAACTTTGCACCTTCTTCCTTCTTTCTTTTTCTTTCTTCTTTCTTGGACTTTAACAACTCAGACCAAGCATGGTCCATCGGTTCGCTTTTTTGCTGTTGATTCTTTTGAGCCTGATATGCAGCGAACTGGCGAGCATCCATAAAGTCTCCATTAACAAAGAAGGTATCTGGTAAAGGACCGGGTTCAATCTTATCTTTTTGAACAGGTTGAGGCTCAAGAGTAGGTTCAGGGGGAAGTGATGCTCTCCTTGCTTCCTCTATCCTTCTATCATAAGCAGGTGCGTTCTCAGCAAATGTCGAAAGTTCAGACATAAATTGTCCAGTATTCAATGCATCGAGCAGACTATCGTGGTACTCTCCACCAGTAATTGCCTCTCTTTGTGCAGGTGCTAATGGTCTAATATACTTTTGAGCATCTCTTTGTTTTATCCCTTCACCGCCATAAACTCTCTCCCCCTCAAAGGGTTTCCTACCTACAGAGGGTTTTCTTTTTCTAGTGGCTGTAGTTCTTAGAAATTCAGGAAGACGTTGGGCTAAAATTTTTGGAGGTATTCTGTCAGCAGAGCCATATTGCTCCAATAATTCCAACGCGGTTTGCATTCTATTATGCTGCCCAGTTGTTAACGCTGATTGAACAGGGTTTCGCATAACTTTTACTGGATTTCTTTTTCTTCGAGCAATATCAGATTGTGTGTCTCTATCCCTTTCTCTCTTACTTTTTCCTGTATCAGAAGCGTGAGGAACCCCTTGAGGCAGTCCCTTTGGTTTAGATTTCAACAACTCAGACCAAGCGTTTTCCATTGGTTCGCTTGTGTGAATGTCTTGAAACTCTTGTGGAAAACCTTCACGGTCAACCCCACTTCGATTTTCCCTGTCTCTCATAAGATACTCATGTATTAACTCATCAAATTCATCATCGTTATCATGAGCATATTCACCAACCTCACCCCTTTCTGCTAATCTTGCATCAAGAGTAGAATGAGGCATATGTGCTAAAGGTCGGTCTTCATCTGCATAAGTATCATAGTAGTTATAGTAATCATACTCATCAGTTACATCGGGGATACGCCTATCTTGTTTCAACAACTCAGACCAAGCATCTAACATCGGTTCACTCATTGCAACCAACTGTCCAGCAGCAGCGCCCGGACCTTTTGCTTGTGTAGCAAGACTGGTTAGAAACCCACCAGCACCAGATGGTATTGTTTGCTTGGACGGATTATCTACAGAACCACGAGGTTTGTATTCAGAATTTTCCATGGGTGACTCTTCTTCGTCCATTTCATCTTGCCCAGAATGGAGATGGTGACGACGAACTTTGATATGTTTTATTTTCTTCTCTTCTTTTTCTTCCTTTTCTTTCTTAGCCTGACGTTTATCAGCACGATTATCAAGGTCACGAGGATCTTCATAACCAGTGCGCGTGCCCTCTTCTTCGTGATTTTCACGGAACATATGAGAGGATTCTGAACGAGGGTTATACATGCGAGTGTCAGACCCGCGACCCATCATTCCCTCAGTCATGTTTCACACCCGGCATTTACAAGCGAGTCCGCGTAAGCGTATAGGGATTGGGATACATCAGCATACAATTGACGAACTTTAGAATCAAGTGGAAACGCACGACTCATTTTAACAAAGGTATCGTTCAAATGATGAAGTGCTGATTTTAGTGATGTCCTTGCTGGAAGAACATCTTCGGGTTCATCTGACTCAAGAAGAGTTTGAAATGATTGACATAAAATACTAAACATACCTATGGGTGCAATCTCAAAATCACCATAGTGACTAAAACTATCCGTTAAGCATCTAGCATAATCAAGAACAGTTGGTATTTGTTTTTCTAAAAGAAGACCATAATCTCGTGAAATTATGATACTATAACCGGGATGAGATTTGCATAGAAGATGAGGTATGGGTACAGATTTCACTCAATATCACCAACCTGTTCAATTAATTTCTCACGAACTCGCATCCAAGTCTCAGGACTTTCTTTACTAAGTTCAACTTTTAGAATATTAATCGTATTGTGGGTTTGACCATTTTCAGAAGTAGCACCCCACTCACCTTGGAACTTCAATAAATCCTTGAGAGATTCTCTTACTTCTTTGTGCAAAGACACTGCATCTCTGATGAATCCATCTTCGTGTACGCTACCCTCATTGAGCAATTCAGACAACTTATGATTGAGGTGTTCGACATTTCCCCTAAGTACATCAATTTCACTTCCAACCACTAAAGCGACTTCCGCCGCAGCACTACGTTGTACCAAGGGTTGAAAATGATGTCGCATATGATGATACACAGAAGATTCCGCTATCCCTAATTCTTCGGCTATAGCATCTGATTGAGACCCGTCATGAAAAAAACGAGATTCATATTCAGCACGATCGGGACTTGAGCAAACCTTGCACTCAGGATTAGCAGCCATGTGATACTCACCCATGTGATTGCGAAAATGTCGGTCACTCGTATTCGGCCTCCAACCCATATCTCTATCTAACTCCCTTGTGGATATTTCTCCACTCAGTAAACCTTTTTCGAGTTCATCACGGCTAGGATGTTGACAAAAAGCACAAGAGCGTTTCGAGACACGCTCTGCTCCGGTCATGGAGTTCTTAAAGCAGCATCAAACATAATCCTTTTCAAGACTATAGATATGCAAACTCATGCCTCGACGTTTGCAACGCATACCGCGTGAGATTGTAAAGGCGACCTCAGATGTTGTAAAAAAGAGGCGTGTAACAAAGAAAGAATATGCTACACGTCTATCGATTTGTGATGAATGTCCTTATCTAATAAAACGAATTAAGATGTGCAGAGCATGTGGATGTTCCATGAGTATTAAAGCAGCATTACCCAGCATGGATTGTCCAAAAGGAAAATGGTTAGCGAGTGAGTCTTGAGTAAAGGGTGCTTAACATCAGGCTTGCACCCATAACACCAATCAAAGCGAGACTGACATCAGTTGAAGAAAGGTCTTGACCTTTGAAGAGAAGAAGGGCCATAAATGTAACAATCATACTAATGAATTGAACCATTATCATATCAGCAATTACCGATCTTGGTGGAGAAAATACATCAATACTGGAGGCGGTTAATCCCCTCATGGGGATTTCAATTGCATCTCTTGGTGTAGGCATCATTTCAATCACTGTTTTGGTAGTCCCATAAAGGAGCGAGCGACACTTCCAATGCCCCCACCAACCTTTTCCATCATCCCTTCATCTGCAAGCGCTGCTTGAAGTGCGCCTCCCATCATGGATTGTTGAGATGTTGCTATGATTTGTTGACGTTGCATTTCAGCCTGTTGGACAGTTTGTGTGCTTACAGCCATCATATTGTTCAATAGCACTGTAACATTTTCTGCGCTTAATGTCTTAAGATTTTCAGGAAGAGAAGATGCATCTAATTTCATCCCACCCTCATCTTCGTCAATCGCAAAAGTTGCCTCTTTCAAAATATTTAGAAGCGTAAGACTTGTTGTTGCTGCAATAATTTCAACCAAGGTGTTTAACCCACCATCTTTTATGAAGCGATGAATAGGATTTTGTGAATTCAAAAGTGCATTAAGTATTTCCATTTCACTCGGAGGCGTGACAGGTTGTTGCATAAATTGCTGTTGTTGTGGAGTAATACCCATTCCAGTCATCATCCCACCCATCATAGGATTTTGTTGCATTTGTTGAGTAAAACCAAGTGACTGCTGGGAAGCAACAGGCGCTCCAGTTGCTGAAAGATTGAGTGTACCCGAAGGTTGAGGTTGTTGGCCGAAGTTAAACATCTACTCACCTCCAAGAGACTGTGACGCATCAATGTTCTGTTGAGCGATTAAATCTTGAAATGCTTGAGTTGGTGTATTTAGAGCCTGTAATTCTTGTTGGAAAATACGTAAATCAAACACAATCATCGTTACATCATTTACATCAGTCACCGGGTTTTTGTAGTGAAGAATACTAATACCTTTTGTTTTTCCTGAATCACGCTCAAGTTCAGCAAAGAACGGTTCATATTTTTGGAGCATGGCTGGTGTAGGATCTTTCTTTTTATTACTCTGTACTGGGACTGTTACAATAGAAACTCCACGTTTTACCTTATCGCGAAGACGATTTGGATTCATTTCATTTTGCTTATCTTCCTCAGCCTCCCACTTCTTCAACAAATGATAGAGATGAAGATGTTCAGGACAATATGTACCTCGCATCTTACGACCACTTGTTACCTTGTCACGAGCAATGAATGCTTCGGGTTCACCAGTTACAGGGTTTTGCCAATACATTTCCCATAGGCTACGTCCTGTATCTTCGTCACAAATTCTCATGTAGAGATTATCGTGTTTAATGAGTTCTGCTACATTACAACCATCTACAACACAAACACCAGTGTCTTTATCGTAACGATATTTATTTCCAAACCATCTCATGGGATTGAATATCGAACGCTTTGCTGGTTGAAGAAGTTTGTACGCCTGTTTGATATCTCGACGACGTGCCTTACGTGGGTCAGGATGAGTGCTTGGGAAAAAGTTGACTTTTGGAACTTCGATGTTTTGATTTTGCGCTACCTGTTGCATAGCCTGTTGTGCGCTTACCATCTCAGTAAGAGCAGCCTGAGTAATTTGCTCATTACCTTGAGTGGCTAACATAGCAAGGTGTGCTTCGTTTACACTTGCGAGTGATATCTGATCGTTTTGTCTCATCATCATTTGACTCACTCCTTCTTTGGCGTTACAATCAATTGCATTTTACCATCTTCAACTAAAAATTTCCATTCAACTGTGTCACCTGCTGAGAGTTCAAAATGCTCTACAACCCAAAGTGGCACAGTCGTTCTTAGACTACGACTCGCTCCGCCAGTAGAAACCAACTTAGTCGCGACCATGTATATCCCACTCACTTGTTCCACATAAAGGTCACTCAAATGGTCAGAAGGTCCAGTAGAGTTTTTTCTACATTCCAACCAATACGGGTTGCCATGAAAGAGCGCTTTGTCGGTATACCCGCTTTTTGTAGTCTAATCAAATCATCTCTGAATGGGTCAAATATCTTATGCTCACCAATACGACCATCTCTCCATAACTTCGATGCTGCATCATCAAAGAAACGATCTGCTTTGTTTGCTACAAGCATGATTATTCGAGGATGATATTTTCTTCCCTTAAGTCTCGACCACAAAGAGCGGTATCGATAATCACGGGATATGACTCTGTCTACTAAGTAACGAAAACCTGCTATTTGCTCTCCACCATCATCACCTTTGAACGCACGCTCATCAAACATGTAGACAACTCCTTCAACACCACGAGTGACCATATCCTCAATCCATAAGTTCCAAAATCGCGTATCTCCCCCAACATCAGAAGAAAAGACAAGGCGACGTTCATTATTCCAAGATATTCTTTTTCTCGTTGGTTTGGGCATTCGATAGTTTCCTAATTTTAAAATACGAGAGTGTGTTGTCCGCTCTTCAATTTCTTCCATTTCACCGGGAGTCGTCATGTATCGGTCAAGCGTTGTTTTTCCAACCATTGGTGCTCCATATATTCCCACTTTTCGAGGACGATATGTATGATAGAGCATTTGACCCCACATGGCAGCGCCAACAAGAGCGGTGCTGCCCGGTTCAACCATTTTACCACCACTTCAACCAGTTAATGAGATCGCGTAATTTTCCCACACCCCAGTCGAGAGTATTATCATAGACACTAAATTCAGGATTATAAAACTCAATACCACTCACTACCAAAGCGGTAATGAAAGATGCAATGACAGTTTTTACCCAGCCCCAAGTTCTTTCATATGTTGTATCAACAGTATTTGCAAGATGAATTGCACGAAGAGTTTCCTCCGTTGCATTGTCTGACGGTGTTTTGAATATACGACCCATGGGCCAAACCTCATTCTTTCTTCTTCGAGT